ACTTTCTGCGCTGCGGCAATTTCACGCACAACAGCCGTCATCGCCCGGGCCGTTGCGAATGGCATTTGCTTCTGTAGCTGACTCAGCTGCCGGGATAAATCCCTGAGTGTTGCCATAATTTCTCTCCAGCATTATCGAAGCCAATCAGCGAATGGCTTCTGTAATGATTACTCTTCTACCGCTTCGCCTTCCGGCAACTCAACGCCGCCAAACACCAGACAGCCTGGATGGCGATCATCTTCAACTGCCGTCAGTTGGGATTCAGAATACCAGCGCTCACAAGCCCCCTGATTCGCAGCCTGGTAATAAATGAGATACTGGTTTTCCGCGTTAAGATGCTGAGAGCGGGCCTGCACCTCACCGAATTCATCACTGATACGCAGATTAACAAGCTGGCCCAGGTGGTATTTAAAATCCTTCGCTACTGGCAGTATCTGGCAACCGTTTTGACCTTTTTCCATTACTTCCTCTCTTAACAGTAAAAAGCCCCGCTATTGCGAGGCTCTGAGTGATTCTATCTGCCTGATGCCAGCGAGCTGGCTATTGGCTTTGTCTATTGCTGTTAGTAGTGGATCAATCCACAACACAGCCTGGCAATATGTCAGGGCGCTGGCGGTAGTGGGGCTAACACTGGCGCTGTCAAACTGGCTGGGATCGGCGTGCATTGCGCTGGCACGTAGACTGTTCGTGTAGTCGAGCAACCGGCCAGCAATCCCAACAGGAACAGCAAGATCACAGGTCGGCTCAGTCTTGAGTATCGTCCGGTATTCAATTTCTCTCTCCTGCTGCTTTCCTGCCAGCGTGACAGCGTACTGATGCTGACTGGCAGCAATCTGATTGAAGCGGTTGAACTGGAATGCCTGAGTGGCAATAACAGCTGTCTGCTGATCGTTATCTCGCTGTAGCTGCTGATTGTCTGCTGCTATTGTTTTGTACTGACCGTGCCAGTAGATAGCGACAGCAACCAGCAGCGCCGCTATCAGAGATAATGCGGTAGCAGCGAACTCTGCTGAACGATTCATTGCACACCCCACATACAGACTTCTCGTTCAACATCTCTGCGAGTCATTAGACCTCTCCACGGCTTACCACCAGCATATATCCAACGCCGTAGCTGACTACATGCCCCGGCGATATCTCCCCGGTTCAGCAATTTCAGTAATGTTGATGATATGAATGCGCCGGAACCGACGTTGTATGCAAAAGAATAAAGTGCGGCGTGGGTTGTGTCCGGCAGCGAGACTTTAATATGCGGATCAATCTGACCAGCGATGCGTTTTAAATCTGCGCGAGTTAGCACGTCACACTCAGCATCTGAATAACGCTTGTCTCGTATGATGTCCGAACCAGTATGACCATCACACACCGTAAGAACACCAACAACATCGAGATAAGGCACGTAAACACGCCCTTCCAGACCACCACTACCCGATAGCATTACTATTGCAATAGCGATAGCACTACCCCCACCAGCAATAACAGAGAGCAGCTTTTTACGCAGCGATGGAAACATATCAATCCCCCATCTTCGGCGGTGGAACCGTATCACCACGGGCAACCGACTCACGATAGGTTTTCAGTGCCTGGTGCTTGTACCACCAGTTGATGGCGAATGTGGCGAGACCGATTAATATCCCGCTAATGACCGCAACGTTGTTCCAGTCAATGTCATGTAACCAATGGGAGAAACTGCCCCAGCAGACCAGGCTGCCAGATGTGCAGTAGCCCACTGATGAGGCAATTTTGTCAGGCATAATTTTTACCATGGGGCCACCTCCGGTTATCCGGATAGTGCTGTGTAGGGAAAGGGGGAATAAAAAAGCCCCGCCAGTTAAGCGGGGCCACCTTCCATTACCTTAACTGATTGGACTTTTCTGTTGATGACAACAAATAACGGAAGGTTATTACTTTTTACAATATGGAAATCGTACTGTCAACACTGTACGACAGTCGATTAAAAGGCAATAAAAAAGCATTTTTTTTGGAGCGGCCAGTGGGAATCGAACCCACATCATCAGCTTGGAAGGCTGAGGTAATAGCCATTATACGACGACCGCGTTGGTCCGCCATCGAGGTCTCGAACCCCGCACCTACAACTTAATGGTCGTTGCTCTTCCCGCTGAGCTAATGGCGGTTTGGTGGCCCTTGCTGGACTTGAACCAGCGACCTGGCGATTATGAGTCGCTTGCTCTAACCTACTGAGCTAAAGGGCCGAAAACAAAAAAACAGCTTCCTGTCTGCAATTAAAGCACAAAAAAATGCCCGAATTAACGGGCTAAAACACTTAAACACTAGAGGCCAGGTTGCGCAGTTGCAATTTGGGGGATGTCATGAATCGTACTAATCACATCTGCGCTCCCTGTAAGGACAGAATAGTCAATTACCCCAGGGCTGCATATGGAACTAATCAGAAACATTAACCACAATAACCCCCAAAGACACCAGATGATGCAGCCTATCCCTTTCTTTGCTTCTCTGTTTTAAAACATGCTCCCACGTCAATACCATCTGGCAGTAATGCCCATGCTACATAGAAATCATGCGGGGTCATTTCATCCATCAGCCAGGTATAAATCCCGGTATGGTAAATCTCCCCATCCTCTTCCATCGCTCTGATGTAGCCAATGTGATAACCATCACAAGGGTTAAACACCAGAACAGACATATCGTCGAGATCAGCAGTAGGCAACTCACTGGCTGGTCGGAATACCAGTTCGTGGTTAACACGTTTAAACATATTCACCTCTAAATCAGCAGCTTCATTTCACTGACCGTTTGTTCAAACCGTTCAGTTTCCAGTTCCACGCCAATGGCCCTGCGCCCCAGTTGCAATGCCGCTTTTAGCGTTGATCCGGAACCCATGAAAAAGTCCACGACCAGATCACCCGGTCGGCTGCTGGCGGAAATGATATCGCGCAGCATATCGGCAGGTTTTTCGCATGGGTGTTTTCCGGGATAGGCCAGGACAGGCTTGTACGTCCAGACGTCGGTATAAGGCACAGCGGCTGTCACAGAAAATGGGCGGCGTAGCTGCTTGTACTCTCCCAGTAATTCCTGGTATTTCCTGTTCAGGGTCTGGTATTCCTCCACCAGAAGATGCCGGGGTTTTTCCAGCTCACTGCGCTGGCGTTTTTCTCTGGCAATACAGCTGAACAGTGCCTGCAACTTTCCGTAATCGTCCTCGTTTGGTAGTTGCCACTGGCTGATACCAAACCAGTGTGACGCCATGTGCTTTTTGCCAGTGGCATCAGCAATCGCTTTTGTACTCACGCCCAGTGCGTCACGGGCGTTTCGAAAATACGAAATTAACGGCGTCATAATATGACGTTTTAAATTACTGCTGGCCTGTCCGTATTCATCCGGTTTATACGGTCCGGGATAACACTCTGCGAACAGAACCCGCTCAGTTGCGGGAAAGTACGACCGCAAATCTTCTTTGCGGCAACCGTTCCACCGACCGTATGGCTTCGCCCAGATGATGTGGTTTAACAGGTTAAAGCGATTTTTTACGAGCAGTTCTGTTTCTGCTGCCAGCCGGTGACCGCAGAACAAATACAAGCTGCCGTTGGGTTTTAACACCCGGAGAAATTCGGCCAGACAACTATCCAGCCAGGAAAGATAATCTGCATCACCGCGCCACTGGTTATCCCATCCGTTTGGTTTCACTTTAAAGTACGGCGGATCCGTCACAATCAGATCGACAGAATTATCAGGGAGCGTGGTAATGAATTTCAGGGAGTCAGCGTTAACGAGTGTAACACTGTTTAAATTTACAGTATTTTTCATAGATCAGTCAGTGCGCTTCTGATAGGCTTCTCCCGTTTTCGCGCGAAAACGGTGGGCCTCGGTTCGCTTGTGACCAACTGCACGGGTGAATGGCTGATGTGATGCGTCAACATCCACCAGCCGCCCATTTCCACAAAAAAAGCCCCCATCACTGGAGGCGCGTATAGCATCCGCATTTGCAATCAGACAGACCCGCCATCACCAGCTGCGTAAGTATTAGCTGGCACTGGGCATCGGTCAGGCGCGTATTTTGTGCAATCTCACCCACTGTTGCAGGTTTATCGCTCAGTTCGTTGAAAACTGTTTTTGCCGACTTGGTCATATCTTGCTGTTTTAGCATGTCTTTTTACCTTTTTATTTTGGCGTGACACACAGATAACTCTGGTTACCCTAGGCAGCAAGAAGTCTTTGCGACAGCCATAAAAAAACCCGCTCAAGGCGGGTTAGTTACAAAACTGGCACAATATCTGATTTACATGAAATATAGCCATATTAATCTACTTTTGCAATACCTTGCTGTAAATTTGTCGACTTTTGTTGTGAACGTGATCGGGATAACGTTTGTAATGCATCCCGGTCTAACATCAGAAACAGACTGAGCATAGCTTCCCAGTGCGCTGTATACGTCTTAGACCAGTTTTTCTCTG